GCAAAAATCTATGGGCAGGTCCGGGTGGTTCAACTACTCCTAATCCAAGTAATCGTAAAGGAAAATACTAATGAAAAAAATAATTGAGAAAGCAAAGCAATACGAGTCTAAAAAATCATTAGACGGTAAGATGAAATTCTTAAAAGGAAACGTGGGTACTCATACAATGCCTAATGGTAAAGTTATGAAAGGTAGCTCTCATAAAAAAAAGTAATATGCCAAAAGATGCTTGCTATAAAAAAGTAAAGGCTCAGTATGATGTTTTTCCATCTGCAAGAGCTTCACAAGCTATTGCTAAATGTAGGAAGGGTTCAGGAGCTGTTAGAAAGACAGAGGCAGGAACATCTTTAAAGAGATGGGAAAAAGAAAAGTGGACTGATACCAAGTCAGGTAAATCTTGTGGCGCAGGAGGAAAGAATGAATACTGCAGACCAAAGGTAAAAGTTTCTTCACAAACCCCTAAAACAATTTCTGAGATAAGTCCATCTAGGCTAATGGCTAAGAAGGCGGAGAAGTCTAGAGTTGGTATGGGTAGAAAAATTTCAAAAGTATAAAGATATGGCGTCTCAAAAATTCATGGGAAGTAATCAGTTAATCGATAGATTAGCAAATCAAGTTGGAAGTAAAGAAATGGCTATAGCTATTTTGCAAAGGCGCGGACATCTAGAAGAGGATGGAAGAACATTTACTGAAGAGGGATTAAAAAGAAATTCAATGACTGCCTCTGAAAGAGCAAAAGATAGAGCATCTAAAAGGACAGGTGAGCCGATAAGTAATTTTACTTATGACCCTAGAAAAAATACGGCAAAAAAGATAAGGTAATTTCATTACCTTTGTAAGAAATAAGTAATGGCAATTATCCCAAGTACAGAGCAATTTATTGGCATCTCGCCAAATGTAAACACTTCTGAAAGAAGGTCTGCATTAGTAAATTCAGACAGCGAACCATATACAATGCAAGACTTTATTGACACCATTGGTCCCGGGCAAGTGGGTCCTCAAGGTCCGGTAGGTCCTCAAGGTCCTGCAGGAACAAATGGTTTGTTTGCTCAAACTGCTTTAGGAGCACTTATTACTAATACTACTGTAGAAACTTCATTAATAGGAGCAGGAGTAGGTACTTTATCAGTGCCTCCCAATACATTTCAAGTGGGGGATAGTTTTGCTGCTAGACTTTGTGGATATTTATCTTGTGCAAATAATGCAACAATTCATATTAGAGTAAAGTCTGATGGTACTGTTATAGCAGATGCAGGTATATTTTCTATGAAGATAACAACAAATAAATTTTTTGAACTTAATATAGATTTTACAGTTACTAAAATAGGAGTAGCAGGAGTTGCTGAGTTATTTACAAATGGTCAGTATAGTTATAATCATAATTCACAAGGTGAAATAGCAGCAAATAACTTTGCTTCAGTTACTACTACTATATTTGACACTACTGTCCTTAATGCTTTATCTATTACAGCTGAATGGGGTGCAGCAAGTGCTAATAACAAAATTCAATCTCAAAACTTTGTATTAACTAAAGTATATTAAAAATAAAATAAAATAATTTCATTACCTTTGTAAAAAATAAAATAAAACAATTTTGCTAACTTTATAAAAAAAACAAATTATGCCTACTATCCCAAGTTCAGAACAATTTATTGGATTGTCACCAAATGTAAACACTACCGAGAGAAGGTCAGAGTTAATAAATGCAGAGAGTTTTCCATATACAATGCAAGACTTTATTAATACTATTGGAGCAGGTTCGGGTCCTCAAGGTCCACAAGGTCCTCAAGGTCCTCAAGGTGTTCAAGGTGTTACAGGCAGTCAAGGCCCTGCAGGAACTGTAGGAGCTACAGGCAGTCAAGGACTACCGGGCCCAACGGGTGCTACGGGAGCTACGGGAGCTACGGGAATAGTAGGTCCTCAAGGTGTTCAAGGATTACAAGGATTTCAAGGTGTAGCCGGAGCAGTGGGCCCTGCGGGATTAAATTGGCAAGGTGGATGGTCTGCTTTAGGCGTTTATGTAATTGATGACGCAGTAGGATATGGTGGGGCTTCTTGGTTTTGTATAAATAATATTGGGCCTGTTCCTACTACTCCTAATTTAGACCCAACTCATTGGTCATTACTTGCATCGCAAGGTGCAGTTGGTCAACAAGGTGCTCAAGGTATTCAAGGTATTCAAGGTATTCAAGGCCCTGCCGGTGCAGCAGGATTGCAAGGTGCTCAAGGACCGATAGGTTTAACGGGTGCTACAGGTGCAACGGGTGCAACGGGATTGCAAGGCCCACAAGGTGTGGCCGGAACAAATGGAACGCAAGGTCCAATTGGACCAATAGGTGCTACAGGTGCCACGGGTGCTCAAGGTATTCAGGGTGCTCAAGGTACAGCCGGTACAGTTGGTCCTGCGGGATTAATATGGGCAGGCACTTGGAGTGCTTTAGGTGTTTATGTATTAAATAACGCCGTTTCTTTTGGAGGCGCTAGTTATTTTTGTTATAACCCTGCAGGTGTAGGTCCTTCAGCATCAAACCCTACGGTTGATACTCCTAATTGGGCGTTACTTGCATCGCAAGGCGCAACAGGAGCAGCAGGAGCAGCAGGAGCAGCAGGAGCAGCAGGTCCGGCAGGGGCAACAGGTCCTCAAGGAATTGCAGGAGTTGCGGGTGCTACAGGACCTCAAGGTTCTACGGGAGCAACAGGAGCAACAGGTCCTCAAGGAATTCAAGGCGTAGCGGGACCAATTGGCCCTGCAGGATTAACTTGGGTTGGTGTTTGGAGTGCTTTAGGGGTTTATGTACAAAATGAGGCTGTATCTTTTGGTGGTGCAAGTTATTTCTGTTATAATCCTGCAGGTGTAGGTCCATCAGCGACAGACCCTTCACTTGATACTCCTAATTGGGCATTGCTTGCTGCAGTTGGAGCTACAGGTGCAACGGGTGCGGCAGGAGTAGCGGGTGCTACAGGTCCGGCAGGTCCGGCAGGTGTTGCAGGTCCAACAGGACCACAAGGAGTTCAAGGAATACAAGGAATACAAGGAGTACCTTCAGCAACTTTTTCTGCAGTTAATTTTAGTCCGCTACCTATTTTCCCAATATTTACTGAATGGGTGACTGATGTTATTACCATTCCTGCAAATACATTTGATAGTTTCTCAGAAGTGGTTTTAAATTTAGTAGGGCAAATAAGTAAAAATACTGTTTTTGAGAAATTTACATATAAGATATACTTAACCGATACGCCACAAGTTATTGATACACTTTTTGATAATGCTAATTTTCCAATTAACATGGTAGAGGCAAAAACAGGAGATGCTGCACAGCTAACAACTAAGTTAGAAAGGTCTTTTGCAATAGGCGGGAATGATGTTTTATATTTTCAGAATAATCTTACTGCTACTTCAAATTCTGATAATGCAGTATTAGCATCAACACCATTATATACTGCTACTTATTTTAATAATGTTCCTAAGCTTGCTTCAACGATACATGGTACAAGCATTGATTGGTCTTTGGATTGGTATATAGCAGCTGTGGTAATTTCAGAAGATGTTAATGAGGCATTTATAGAGAGATGGATTTCACTTAAATAATAATATAAATGAAGAATGTTAGAGGGTTAGGAGATGTTATTGAAAAAATAACAACATCTACAGGGATTAAAAAAGCAGTAGACACTGTTTCAAAAGCTGTAGGTAAAGATTGTGGATGCAGTAAAAGAAAAGAAGCATTAAACAATCCTAATTTACTTGTAAATAAAATGTTTAATCGTAAAAAATAATATTATGAAGACCAAGAAAGTTATTGCAAAAAAGACTGCTCCTAAAGTGATGGTTGGTAAAAAAACAGCTTTTGATATTAAAGAAGCTAGTAATCAAAATCTAACTGCCGGAGCAAGAAATAATTATGCGAAAAACGCACAAGCAGCTATGAAAAATTCTAAAAAAAAATAAGCCATGCCAAATTTAAAACTTCAAGTAAGTAGAGCTTTATATGTGTATCCGTCTGACGATACGAATATACCAATGCCAAGTCTTATTCTACAGGGTGTTGCTAGTTCAGCCTCTCCATTTAAACTTATAGATAACACTGTAGACTTTATCGCATTGGGCGTTCAGGTCGGTGATACTGTATACGCTAATAGCTTAGGTGCAATGGTTACAAATGTAGATAGCGCTACTGTTTTGACTTTAAATTTAGATATTATATCGGGTAGCGGAGACGGTTATGATTTATATTCAGGAACAAATATGTCAGGAACAATTGAGCCATGTGTATTATTTGTTGGTAATGGTGGAGACGTAGAGGTTGTAACAGCGGGAGGTGACACTGTTAACTTTGTGAATATTCCTTCGGGGTCTTTTCTTCCCGTTCAAGTTGTAAGGGTTTTAACGTCAACATCAGCAAATAAAATTATAGCTCTTTGGTAATGATACAGATAGGAATAAATATAGTTATAAAATAAACTTAAAAGTGTCATGCATAAAAACTTTCTAGCATCTTTTTATTTTTTATTTGGATTTATCACTTCATTTTCAATGATGTTTAGTGAAGGTGAGATTTATGTAAAGTTGGCAGGATACACCCTTTTTTTTTATTTAGCTTTTAGTCTTTTAGATGCTATTGAAGACATAACCTCATGAGAACGCAACTATTCATATTATTGACAAATATTCGTTTAGCATCGACAAAATTACTTGGAATTATTGGGGCTTTCTTTTTACCTATTACGGGGATACTTTTTTTAATTGGCTTCGCCATAGTAATAGATACGTTAACAGGAATTTGGAAGTCTAAGAAGTTAGGATTACCCATTACATCTAGGAAGCTATCAGCTATTGTTTCGAAGCTAATGCTTTATGAAATTGCTGTTATTTTATTTTATTTGATAGATAGGTTTATACTCAACGATATTATTTTAACATTCTTTTCGGTACCTTTGATGTTAACTAAGATACTTGCATTAGTTTTAGTGTCTATAGAAGTTATGAGTATTAATGAGAATTACGAATCTGTAAGAGGAATCAATATGTGGACAGCAATGAAAAACTTATTCGCAAGAGCTAGAGATATTAAGCAAGACATAGATACAATAAAATGATACGAAAATTATTTAAGTATTTGAACTTCTTACAGCAGGAAAAAATAAAAGCAATGATTTACAGAGCATGAAATACGCTGCTTATATATTAGCTATCTTTAGTATCTTAATGATATTTGAACACTACTTGCTTAAAAAAGAAAATAAATTTTTACGAGATGAACTACACAAGAGAACAGATAGAGATAGCAGTCAAGAATAAGGGATATGTTTGGTTTAACAGCCCCAAAGACTATGATGTTAATATCGTAGGTATTAGAAACCTAAAGCCCGGCAAGAAGGTCACAAACGAATTCGATGACACCTTAACTTTGTCGTACAAAATCAACGGAGTATGGCAGTATCATGAGTGGAAAATCACCACTGACCCCGGCAAAAAACCTACAGAAATATTAAGACAATCGAAAGGAGTGGCTAGACTAAAGACCGGTCAATACAGAGGGGTCTATGCTGTAAGTATGCATAATGGGAAATATGAGGCTTTATGTCAGCGTCTTGGTAATGTCACTGTATATAGAGATAATAACAAGGACACTGTGTATGATGAGAAGATAACAGAGACAGGAATGTTCGGTATCAATATTCATCGCTCATCTATCTACAAAGACCCAACTTACGTGGACTACTTTTCAGAGGGGTGTCAAGTTTTTAGATTCAACTCAAATTTTGTCGAGTTCATGAAAATTATAAACAAGGCTAAGGCAGCATTCGGAAATAAATTCACTTATACTTTAATTGAGCTATGAAAATAGAAGTAAATAAAAAGGTAAAGCCAAAAGTAAAGCGTGCAAATATTCATGCAAAGAGTAAGACTTCTAAATTGAAGTCAAGTAAGAATTACAAGAAAACATATACAAAACAAGGGAGATGAGAAATTTTTTAGCAGGTACGACTAAAGGTAAGTCTAAAACGGCAAAGTATTATCATGAAAATCCTGAAGCGAGAGAGAAGAAGGTTAAATATGATATGAAATATCATGATACTGAAGAACGTAGAGAATATAGAAGAGACCTTCAGCGTATAAATAGAAAGAATGGTACAGCAGGAAACCATGACGGAAAAGACGTAGCCCATGTATCTAAAACAAAAACAGTATCTCAATCTCAATCTGCAAATAGAGCAGATAAAAAAAGAAACTTTTTCAAAAAGAAATAATGAAACTATCGTATATCCTTGTGGTCTTTTTAAGCGCTCTAATGTTACTTGGATGCTCAAGTGAACGCTTGGCACAATACCACTATAAAAAAGCTCTTAAACACGGCTTAAAGGTTATTCAAGACTCTGACACCATAACAATAAATACAATAGATTCTATTCCTGTAATAATAAACGATACTATCGTGTGGGAGAAGTATTTTACCACTAAGGATACTATAGTTAAGTTCAATAATATTTACGTTCCTAAAACTAGGTGGCAAACAAGAATTGAGTATCGTTATAAGACCAAAGTTCTTAAGCAAGATGTGCTTAAATACAAGTACATTTATAAAGACTCAAAGCAAAGGGCAAAAGAAAAACGTGGCATTAATTGGCAGTTATTTTTTTGGGGAGTATTGACAGGGGCAATCCTTTTGGTTGTTATTTCTTTTGTTTGGAGAATGTTTATTAAAAAAGCATTATATTTGTGACAAAATTAACTTAAATCAAATAAAATGGGTAAGATAGAAAACAACAATGTTCAAGATATTATTTTTGTAACAGATGAAGAATTAAAAAACATCAGAGAGATGAATGGCGATTTTTCTAAAGCAAAAATGAATCTTGGTGATTTAGAATTGCAGAAGCAAAGCTTGATAAAATACATAGATAGTATTAAAGATGTTTTTACAAAACATGAAAAGATACTAATGGAAAAGTATGGTGAAGATGCTGTAATAAATATTGAAACAGGAGAGGTAACAAAAAAACAATAGAAAGCATGGGAAAAATAAGTAGCTATACAATTATATCAACGCCTACATTAAACGATAAGTTAATTGGAACTGATGTAACTCCAAACAATGAAACTAAAAATTTCTTAGTTAGTGATTTATTGGCATTGGGAGTTGGTGGAACAGGGGCTACAGGCCCTCAAGGTCCACAGGGAATTGCAGGAGTAACAGGAGCCCAAGGTGTTCAAGGTGTTCAAGGTGTTCAAGGAGCAATTGGACCAATAGGTCCCGCGGGATTGAATTTTCAAGGTGTTTGGAGTGCTTTAGGTACTTATGTAAATGATGATGTTGTATCCTTTGGTGGAGCTTCTTATTTTTGTTATACAGCAGGCGTTGGACCATCAGTGTCAAACCCTGTAATAGACACAGTTAATTGGGCGCTTTTAGCAAGTATAGGTGCAACGGGTCCTACGGGTCCGGCGGGTGCTCAAGGTATTCAAGGATTAACGGGCGTTCAAGGTCCACAAGGAGTTACGGGTGCCACAGGTGCTACGGGGCCTATAGGTCTTACAGGTCCTACGGGAGCTACGGGAGCTACGGGAGCAGCAGGGGCAGGTGGTGTAACAACTGCAGGAACTAATATATCAATAACAGGATTAGGAACATTAGTAAGTCCTTACATTGTTAATTCTACAGTTCCATATACAATATATAAGGCTTTAGTTTCTGTTTCGGGTGGTATTTTTACGGTAATACAATTAGAAAATACAATTGGTGATGGAAGTAATGTTAATCCCGCAGATATTGAATGGAGCAATCCTACTAGCGGAAGTTTAATCGCAACTAAAACAGGTGCATTTTCATCTTCAAATGTCTTTATAACTGCTCCAAGTATGCAGGAATTAAATATTCCTTATATTCTTACTCCATCTAAAATAGACTTAAATACAATCTTAATAAAAGTTTTTCTGTATGATGGAACTTCTGCATCTACTCCAAATCTTACAGATATACCAATTGAAATAAGAATATATTAAAATATGGAAATAAGAAAAATTTCTATTGGCCCTGACTATAAAGGAGGGGCAATGCACTATATCGTAGGGCAAAAAATATTAAACGACACTAACGAGATACATGTAATAAAGCTTGAGGATTCAACTCAGTCTATAAAAATATACATCATCAACGAAGCAAATGAAATACTTTTGTGGAAAGAATTTACGCATACCATTCCAATTTCTATTGAATATAATATATTCTATTAATGAAATCACCATTTTACTTTATTGTTGAGTCTTTAATAAATAAAAGGTACAACAATACAAAATCCATTAGTGGACTCGATGTTATTATAAGTACATCTGAAGAAGACTATATATCTTCAAACAGGCTTGCTAAAGTAATAGAAGTGCCATTAGGGTATTCAGGTCCAATATCTCCCGGAGACGTATTACTTGTTCATCATAATGTTTTTAAATTTTATTATGATATGAGGGGTAGGCAGAAAAGTGGGAAAAGTTTTTTTAAGGACAATATCTTTTTTGTTGAGCTAGACCAATTTTTCATGTACCAAAAAGATGGTGTATGGAATGCTTATGATAAGTATTGTTTTGTAAAGCCAATAGATGCTATTGACTCTTATATAAAAAAACCTTTTAGCAATGAGCCATTAATGGGTGAGATGCTATATCCAAATGATTACTTAATTTCAAAAGGAATAAATAAGGGGGATATGGTATGTTTTTCTCCCGATAGCGAATATGAGTTTACTGTTGACGATGTTATGATGTATAGAATAATAGATAGTCAAATAACAATTAAATTAAATTAATGGATACAAAAGAAATAAAATTAAGAATAATTGCAGCAGGTCATAAAGCGGTTGAGCAACTAATAAAAGTTGCAGAAGAAAACATTATCAAAGTAGATTCTGAAGATGAATTGGCAGCAGATAGATTAAAGAATGCTGCTATGACAAAAAAGTTAGCGATATTTGATGCTTTCGAGATATTAAATAGAATAGAATCAGAGAGAGAAGGAATTGAATCCTTAGAGAAAGGAATAAGTAAAACAGATACTAAACAAGGATTTGCTGAAAGACGATCAAAATAATATATGTTGTGTACAAAAAAACCTTGTACCCGCAACGACAATGTCCCACAAGAATAGGGCAAGGTCTTGGATATATGGGTATAATGAGAAGCATGACATTATTGTTATTTCAAAGAATGGTCAAATAGGTGAAATAGTAAATATATCAGGAATAAACATTGGTCTGCCACCTGTGCCTGATAAGGTATATAAAAGAAGCGAAGTTAAAGCTGAACAATATTGGCAAAGAGAAGAATTGCCAAGAGAGTTATTAAAAATACCATCAATTTTTACTTGGAATGAAATGCCTTCTCAATTTAAAGATAGGTGGGTAGATTATATTGAGAATGAATTTGATTGTAGAGAATCAGGATTTTGGTTCTATAATAATGGAGTACCTACATATATAACAGGGTCCCATTATATGTATTTGCAATGGGCAAGTATTGATGTCGGATATCCCGACTTTAGAGAAGCAAATAGAATCTATTGGCTTTTTTGGGAAGCTTGTCGTGCTGATACTCGTTCTTTTGGAATGATATATCTAAAAATAAGAAGGTCAGGTTTTTCTTTTATGTCATCTTCGGAATGTATTAATGTCGCAACTCTTGCAAGAGATGCTAGGGTTGGTATCTTATCAAAGACAGGGGCTGATGCTAAAAAAATGTTTACAGATAAGGTAGTTCCAATTAATAGTAGGCTTCCATTTTTCTTTAAGCCAATTATGGACGGAATGGATAAGCCAAAGACTGAATTAGCATTTAGAATACCGGCATCAAAGATTACTAAGAAAAACATGTATAATGCTGAGGCAAATGACCTTGAGGGATTAGATACAACTATAGATTGGAAGAATACAGAAGACAACTCTTATGATGGGGAAAAATTATTATTTCTAGCACATGATGAAAGTGGTAAATGGACTAAGCCAAATAATATAAAAGAAAATTGGAGAGTTACCAAAACTTGTCTAAGATTAGGTTCTAAAATTATTGGTAAGTGTATGATGGGTTCAACATCAAATGCTCTATCAAAAGGAGGAAGTAATTTCAAGGATATATATGAAGACTCAAATGTTTCTCATAGAAATGCAAATGGTCAAACAAAAAGTGGGCTCTATGCTTTGTTTATACCTATGGAGTGGAACATGGAAGGATTTATAGACTTATACGGTTCACCTGTATTCAATGCTCCTGAAACTCCAATTATGGGAGTAGATAAATTGCTAATAAAAAATGGAGCTATTGATTATTGGGAAGCTGAAGTAGATTCTCTAAAAAGTGATGCTGATGCCTTGAATGAATTTTATCGTCAATTTCCAAGAACAGAGTCGCATGCTTTTAGAGATGAAAGTAAGCAAGCAATTTTTAACCTTACAAAAATATACCAACAGATAGATTACAACGACTCAACAATAAAAGGACATCATACTACTCGTGGAAGTTTCCATTGGTTAGATGGTATTCAGGATACTAAAGTTGTTTGGACACCTGACAATAGAGGTAGATTCTTGGTAAGTTGGATGCCTAATAAGTCTATTCAGAATAATGTATATAATAGAAATGGAGTTTATCACCCCGGAAATGAGCATATAGGTTCATTTGGGTGTGACTCTTACGACATATCGGCAGTAGTAGGTGGTAGAGGTTCTAATGGTTCTTTGCATGGCATGACTAAGTTCCATATGGACGAAGCTCCTACAAATGAATTTTTCTTAGAGTATATAGCAAGACCACAAACGGCAGAGATATTTTTTGAAGAAGTATTGATGGCTTGTATTTTTTATGGTATGCCTATACTAATAGAAAATAATAAGCCTAGATTATTATATCATTTCAAAAACAGAGGGTATAGAGGGTTTTGTATGAATAGGCC